CGCTAAACGCTCTTGTTCTGCTCGCTCTTTCGCTAAACGTTCTTGTTCTGCTTGCTCTTTTGCTAAACGTTCTTGTTCTGCTTGCTCTTTTGCTAAACGTTCTTGTTCTGCTCGTTCTTTCGCTAAACGTTCTTGTTCTGCTTGCTCTTTCGCTAAACGTTCTTGTTCTGCTCGTTCTTGCGCTAAACGCTCTTGTTCAGCTCGCTCTTTCGCTAAACGTTCTTGTTCAGCTCGTTCTTTCGCTAAACGCTCTTGTTCTGCTCGCTCTTTCGCTAAACGTTCTTGTTCAGCTCGTTCTTTCGCTAAACGCTCTTGTTCAGCTCGTTCTTTCGCTAAACGTTCTTGTTCAGCTTGTTCTTGCGCTAAACGTTCTTGTTCTGCTTGCTCTTTCGCTAAGCGCTCTTGTTCAGCTTGTTTTGCTTGTAATTCTGCTGCTTTTTCTTTTATTCTCTCTTTTATATTTTCCGGAGCATCCGGATTAACATAAGGATTTGTTAAAACAATGGCATCTAAATTCTTTTTAGCTTTATAACGCCAAGCTCCAGCATCAACATAAGGTTCACCATTTTCACTATTTTGCAAAATAAATGTGAAATTATTTTCTTCATTTGGATTAAACTGAATCAGTGTAAGTGAATCTGTTGTAGATAATGTTTTTGCTTGATCTTTAACTAATAAAGTTAAAGATCCTCGCAGTGCTCCGTTAACTATTAATTTATTTCCTAATGAGGAACCTATGTTTGTATTAAAATCTAAGACACCTTGCCCATTGAGATCATTTTGAACAATTAAATTAGTATAACCATTACGACGGCTTTTTAGTACAATATGAGCATTATCCTCTAAAGTTAAATAACCTACTTGACTGTTTTGTGTTAATTCCCACAGACTATTGGAAAAAAGATTTATATGTGTTCCTGCTTTAGCAATAGCCCTTCCTTGAAATATTACATTACTTAAATTAGCTGTACTTTCATTGTCTAGAATAATATGTCCTTTCACTAATGTTTGAGGAATAGTATTTAGAACCTCTTGAGAATAATTTGGTTTATCGCATTGTGTATTACCGCTATAGTTTGAACGATAACAAACATCCTGCCCTGTCTGATATCCTAAATTTAAAACAGCTTTGTCAGTTACTGAAAAGATCGTATTTACTTCACTAACATTACGACCAATCGTCAAAGTAGCACTGTTTTTAACTATCATTGCTGACGCAGTATGAGATGTATTTATCCACTCATTATCCAATATCACTTCTTTATTATTAATGTCTCTTGCGTGTGGAACTGGACGCCCAGAAATAATAACATTGCCCTCTTCAACCTCTAAATTACCATTCAAATTTATCGTTCCATTAAGTAAAAGTGTTGAATTAGCTATTTTTGGGCGATAAATAACATCTAATGCTCCATTACTACCTTTGTTAAAATCAGTTTCTCCTAAAGTTCCTTCAAAAGTTTTATAACGAAATTCTGTTGATGTATTTTTACTATCAACAATAAATTGCATAGCTGTTGCTTTATCACTGCTGATAAACTTCCAATTTTTTGAACTATCTTGATTGGTTGGGTAGTATCTCCAAGGCTCATCACCAACTAACACAAAATAATCTGTTCTGCCAGCAGCCCATTGATTTTTATATTCATACAGATCTTTACCTTTTTCTCCGTGTTGTCCCCATTGTATCTGATCAGCAGTGAAAGGTTCTGTTCCTGTAAGTGTTAGTGTTGCACCTATGTTAGTATTATGGTTAACAATCTGTGCCCCAGAATCACTATGGCGAATATATTGCATAGTTAAGCTATTTCCATTTAAATCTAGACGCCCACCACGAAAACCAAAATAAAGATTATCAGGATTAATTTGATCCTCACTATTTAAAGTTAAAATTGGTCGCCCACTAGTGATGCCTACTTTATTGAATGCCTGTTTTAGCCCATTCTCATCTTCACGCTGATTAAAAATAACAGTGCCATCACCAATACTGATATCCCCTAAATTCTTGCCTTTACCATTTACATAAAGCATGCCAGCACCAATTTTTGATAAACGGTCATTTTCTGGATTTTTTACTTTCCATACAACATACTTCCCTTCGGCTATGGAAATACCACCACCAAGCCAAGTTTGATCTTCTTTTGGTGCAACTGTAAAATTGGTATTAAAATAAAGTGCTCCCGCTCCTTGATTAATATCTTGGTTTAAGATTAATTTTCCATCAGTATCACCATTAAAAATTACATCTTGTCCATAATCAATTGATGGACGAGATTGGTGACTATCATTGGCGGATAAAGATTCATTATATAAATTCACTTTTAATGATGCTTGCTCAGAATGAATATGGCTTGTTGATTTGTCATTATCATCTACTGCCCACTCCCATTCTGTATTTGTATTATTTTGAACAATGCCAGCAGTAAACTTATCCTTAACCAATTTAATATAACCTGGGTAATGTATGTTAAAAACAGTGATATACGGTGCATTAGGCGGTTGTGTTCCACCAATTAATACACCAACAGCCACCCATTTCTTTAACTTAGAATCATAACCCAGTAATGGTGAACCGCTATCTCCAGCATCTCCCCACGTTGGCATTACTCCATAATCAGTTCCAAATAAGCTTCTTGAATCCTGTACCCAAGTGTTATCCGGTAATTTGTTTCCTTTTGACCATAATGTATGCCCTTGTACTGAATGAACACCTAGTATTCCACCACCTGTTAGAAAATTATAAGCATCAGTTATGTTTGTAATCTTATTTTCTACTAGATCATAAACAGATTGATCTCCACTTCCTACACGGACATAACTTAAAAAACGTCCACTACCATTAATGCCATAAGTGTTATAATTTTCTTTATCATTATTTTCAATAAAAGCATCTGTTACCGATATAGGCGCAACTTCTGTTACTAACTTATGCAAGCGCGGAACGTGATAATCTGTTTCGTATGCCCTAGGTTTTTTTAAGTATCCATTTTCTCCTGACGTCATTTCATTCCTGCTAGTCAGTAAATAATCAAAAGTATGAGAATCAGGTTTATTATCCTGATCACCAAATTGGACACTGCCATATCCTCTATTATGTTGAACACTACTTACAAAAGCATTATCAATTAATGAGGCAAATCCACCATTTTTGTTAGCGATGTTTAAGTCAGGCATAGGTATTCCTTGCATCATTATCCCAATTTTTTCATTATTTTTATTAAAAATAGGAATATTACTTGCACCAACTGTAAATTGCCCTTTATTTTCTGCAAAATCACGGAAATATTGATAATCAATATCCGCACGAACTCGAGAAGCATTTGCCACCGCACTTGCTAAAATAGATGAAACAAAAAATGCAACTTTAGTATATTTAAATCGAAGAATAGAGTGTAATAGCATAAATTTTATTAGATATTAAAAAAAGTGGTGAAGTATATAGAATCTCAAATAAAGAATTGAATAGATAAGATATTTTTCATTAAGATTTTTATATAGTTTTTCATAAAAATGAAAACTTGATTATAAATATATAATTTCTTTTTTCAATACATATAAATATTAAATAAATGAAAGTTTTCATTAAAAATATCAAAGTTGATGGATTTTTGACTACTTACTATCTCTTCTAAAATAGAAAAAAATTAAAAAATACGATTTATAACAATTCTAATCTAAAAATTTTGACACAAATGCTATTTTTTAAGCGATTGATTTCTTTCCATTAAAAAATCTTTTGCAATTCTTTTTTTACCCTCTATAATAGCCCTCGTTTTCACAATGCGACCGTAGCTCAGTTGGTTAGAGCATCACCTTGACATGGTGGGGGTCAGTGGTTCGAGTCCACCCGGTCGCACCATTGTAAAAAATCCATCCTTTTTAGCTTTGTGATCTGTTGCTTTTTATTATAATAAAGTGTTGATTTATAACGCTTTTTGTTGCTTTTGTTACTTCTATTTTTTCCGTTGTTGTGATCTAGTTTTGCGTGTAATAACATCAAATTGCACCAGAATTACAATCGGATTACACCACTTTTTCACAAGTTAAATAGGATTTTTCAATATGGCAACCTTTATTAAACGCAATGGGCGTTGGCGCGCTCAAATCAGAAAAAAAGGCGTTTCAAAATCAAGAACCTTTCGTACTAAATCAGAGGCGGTTGTTTGGGCTAATAATATTGAGGCACAAATCGACACCGGTTTATATCTTGATGTGGTTGATGTGCCGTTTTATGCGGTGATTGACCGTTACATTGAAGAAGTGACACCACGAAAACGTGGCGCAAGAAAAGAGGCGCAAGTGCTTAGCCGTTTTCAGCGGTTGCCGGTCGCTCAAAAGTCGCTTAAAGATATTTCTGACCTTGATTTTATTCGCTGGCGTGATGACCGGCTTAAATCGGTTTCTCCGTCAACTGTTCGTCGTGAATGGTCGACATTAAGCAATATTTTCAATGTCGCCATCAATGAATGGAAATTATTGCACGCCAACCCAATGAAAGGCATTAGAAAACCTGCCGCTGCCAAACCTCGCACTCGCCGTTATAGTCAAGCGGAAATCAAGGCGTTGCTTGATAATTCGGGCTTTTCATTTGATGAGGTGCCAACTACCGCCACGGCAAGAGTCGGTGCAGCGATTTTGTTCGCCATTGAAACGGCAATGCGTGCCGGTGAGATTGTCGGCTTAACCTGGAATAATGTTTATTTTGAAGACCGCATTGCACACCTGCCGCAAACGAAAAACGGCTGGTCGCGTGATGTGCCGCTTTCTAAAACGGCAATTGCTATTTTGCAACTGCTGAAACAGATGCGGCGTGATGATAGCGTTTTCCAGTTAAAATCCTCTCAATTAGATGCGTTATTTAGAAAATTAAAAAAACGGTTAATGATTGAGGACCTGCACTTTCACGACACCCGGCGCGAGGCATTGACAAGGTTGGCAGAAAAAGTTGATGTGATGACGTTGGCCAAAATTTCGGGGCATCGTGATTTGTCTATTTTGCAAAACACCTATTATGCCCCTGATATGAAAAAGGTTTCGTTATTACTTGATTAATGCTTCTCTATATGCCAATTTTGTGGCTGCCTTTTTCTTCGCTCTGCGTTTGGCAAAGGCAACCACTTCTCCAGCCATCCAACGTTGTCGCGGTTTTGGCTCTGGTTTTGTTTTCTGTTCTGATTTCGTTTCTTGCTCTGCTGTTGGCTTTGACTCTTGCCCTGCTGTTGGCTTTGGCTCTTGCTCTGCTGTTGGTTTTGGCTCTTGCTTTTTCTGTGCCTTTATCTCTATTGCTTTTGGAAAATCCGGATCGGCAAAAATCACTCGGTACAAATGCCCTTGCGAAAATTGGAAATAATCGGCAACATTCTGCACTGTCCATAGTTCGGTACTGTTTTCATCCACCTCTTTTGAGCGGATTAAAAATTCTATCACTCGCAATTTGTCATCAAGCTTCTCTAATTTTTTCCAAATCATTTCATTAGTGATGGCTTGTTGATGGTTTTCTTCTTGCATTTTTTGCTCCTACTGTTGTATTAAAGTTAATCAATTCTTCTAAAAAGATACTTCTTCGCTGATATTTAGGCTGTTTTTGTGGCTTCTTGCCCATTCTCGCAAGCGTTGCTCACTGTCATTTTCTGAATTTGGTTGTAAATCAAACATTAATAACCGTTCATTTTTTAACTGAATGTATTGTTTTCGATTAATAATTAGCCTATTTCCCTCCATTAAGTAATTGATATGTGCATTTGTACAGTATCCTAAAAGCTGTTTTAGCTCATTTTTTAGTTTTTGTTCAATTTTTGGGCGGTTACAGTTACTGACACAAGTCCTAGGGCGGGCAAGCCCGCCATTGTTTAATTCGTGCCACGTGACAACGTCATTTTCTTCTATCACGTCTTGCACTTCTGCTGATGCGTCACTCTGCGCGCTGATTTGCTGCTCTTCCACTGTTTTTTTGACGATGCGCCATTGTTTTGTCTTAGTGTAGACAATTTCCGGATTGACAACCTTTTTCGGATTTTCTTGCACGCCAACCACTTTTCGGTAGGTTAACCCGTCTTCGTTCGGATCACTGTCAATGTAGTGCAGCAAAATTTGTTGGTCTTTACGGCTTGCACCTGCACCACCTTGCAACTGCAGCATTGAGGCAAAATCGCCCACGTCGGCAATGGCTCTGCCTTTGTCAATCGTGTCATTCTCTTGCTTTTTGGTTAATTTGCGTAATTCACGCCATACACCAATGCTTGCCACACCAAAAAATTGAAATTGACGAATTCCCCACACTCTCGCCCACGCATTGGCACGCTTGGCGTTGTCTTTGAGGGTGATATCTGCTTCATCACTCATTGCGTCATCTGTGGCGAAACCGTCTAAGTTTTTTTGTAAATATTTCATTATGTAACCTACGGCGGAACGTTCCGGATTGCCGGTTTCAACTGGCATCACTTTAAAACGGTGTTTTTCTGCGCCTTTTTCGTCGCCATCTTCTGCAAAAGCTTTTTCTTTAAAAATGGTTAAGGCTTGTTCCGCTTGCTGCGGTTTGAAGTAAACCAATAAATGCCAATGCGGCGTGGCGTCGTGATGCGGTTCGGCAACACGCACGCCGCTCAAACTAATGTCGTGTTTTTTAAGCAAGGAGCGGTATTGCGTCCACACTCGGTTAAGATATTGGTGCGTTTGTTTCGGGCTTGCGCCGTTATATTTTTTATTGTCTGCGCCGTTGATTTTTTTGGCGTGATATTTTGAGGGGGCTGTTAAGGTGATGAAATAACCTTGTAAGCCGTTTTCTTCCGACCACTCTTCAATGCCTTTAATCTGAACGGTCATCTCAATGCGGCGGATTTGTGGATTACTGCAAGAACGCTGATACATACTTAACAAATCAGCACGTTCGCCCGGATCGTCAATGTTTTCTAACGCCATTGATTTTAGAAAATCAAAATTGCTTTTTTTGGCTGCGCGCCATTCGGAAAAGCATTGGTTTGAAACATAAGGCGCGATTCTTTTTTGCACCTCTCCTGCAGCGATAGCGACGTGTTCAAGCTGTCTTCTGTGTTCTCGATATAGACGGCGTTTCCAGCGGTCTTCTTTGCTGATGGTGATCAAGGCTCTGTCTACCTGTTCCGGTTTTAACGTGCCGGTGCGGCGGTATTGTTCCCATTTTTGAATGGGCAAACCGATATTTTCCAGCACTTCACCGCAACGGTGATATAGTGCTAAAAAGATTTCGTTTTTTTGTTCGTTGCTGTAAGCCTCGTTTTTTTCGGCTTGTTCTTTGATGAATTGATATTGCATATCGCTTAACTTTAACGCCAATAATGCCGCCAATTCGTCGAGGCGTTTTGGTGTGAGTAGAAAAAAGGGTAATCGGCTATCTTTCAACGCTTTTTCTTTTTTGGCGTGCTGTTTTGCCTGATCTGCTTGCTCTTGTTGATGCAATTCGTACAGTTCGTTTTGGTATTCTGCGTTGATTTCTGCCACTTGTTCCGGCGTTAAGCGTTCTTTGCTGTTAAGCCGTTTTTCGTAACGTTGCTTTGCTGCTTGCAAGGCTTTTTGTTTGGCTTCTTCCATTGCTTGGTTGTATTCATAAGCAAAACCTTTAGCGTCCAGCCAGTTTAAATTGATGTGATATTGTGACAACACCAACGCTAACCGATGTTCGACAAATTCTCGCAAGGTTTCGTTAGCGTGTTTGCGTTGTTTGTTGCCAGCTTTGTAGGCTATTGAACCGTCATCTTTAACAGATTTATATGCCAGCACGTATAGTTTGCGAAAATGCTCTCGCTGTTGCTGACGCGGTAAAATTTCAATCCACTTTTCAACGCTGCTTAAACTTTCCGGCGATAACAACATAATTTCTTGTTGTGCCGGGGTAAGGTGAGGTGCTGACAACGATCTCTGCGTTGCTTTCGGCATAGCGTCCGCTATAACGGGCGATTGCTCGTTATGGCTTGGCTTTACCTGCTCCTGTTGTCTGCACCCAAACATTGCATTACTCCTCTGATTGCAATCTTATGCGTTCATTTTTGAACTGTTCTGCTAATTCAATGAATTTGTTGATTTGTGCTTCCAGCGTATCTTCTGCCGTTGCTAACTCACCGGCGGCGAGGCTTAATAGCATTAGATTAGGGCTTTTAAATTCAGTGCTATGCACTTCTTTCCACATCCCTAAATTTAGATCCAGGCGGTAAATAGTTTGTTGATAACCGGTTGGCGTTGCTTCAATTTTGATGCGGTCGGTGCCGTCAATAAAAATGGCTTGCATTAATACGGTACCTCACTGTCCGCAACATCATTAATAATAGCTTCTTTGAGATTAGCATCATTAATAGCTTCTTTGAGCATATACAATCTGTCCAACTCCTCTAGCTGACGTATTGCGAAATTCCTCGCTCGCCTACTGTCAATCTTTTGCTTCACCTCATCAAGACTACCCTCTGCCGCGCTGCGACGATATTTAATTAAATTATCAAGTTGCGATACGTCAATGCGATAACACTCTCTTCGCTTTTGACTAGATTCGACAACCACCATACAAACTTGCGTACCTTTCTTTCTCATTTCCCTCACCTCATTTTGTGTTAATAAAACATTCTTAAATTTAAGTGTTGTGGGTATTTGTGACGTAACCTTGACAACATTGCCACCGCTTCACCAATGCGTTTACGCTCTTCCGGCTCAAACTCGGAAAGCAGCTCTCGTGTTGGTAAATCTGCCAAACTGCACAACAAGGCTTTTTCGGCGTGAGAGTTGCGTTTATAACAACACTCGACCAAATCGCCCGGTTCATCTAGCTTTTCTTGTCGTAACTTAGCAAAATAGCCGGTTACTATGGCTTTGTGTCTTGCCTCCGCTGTTTGTCCGCTTGTTTGCGGCAAGCGGAAAAATGGAGTGTGTGTGGTTGAATTTGTTTGTGTCATTTCTCCACCCTGTTTGTTAACTTTGTTATACTTAACACTCCTCTTTTACACACACTAAGGAGCATTTATGCACATTTCAGAACTTAAAAATGAAGTTGCTTCACTTACCGTTGATAACCAATATCTTCAATATTAAATCTCGGCATATTTGTCGGTTATTACGATACTTCAAAAATCAATGACCTTTTCTCAAGAAAAGGACTTGAAAGCCTTTTATCAATATGTACGCGACCAGTACCTAAACAATTTCGACCTTGATGAAGATCAAGAAGAAAAGCTTGAAGTATTTCTTGACGTGCTTGAAGGGATTTTGTGCCCACCCCCAGGTCAATTAAGGTAAGAGAAAGGTTGTATTTTCCCTCTTGGTTCTGCACCAAACGAAAGCGTCCTGTAATGGGTAATTTTGCGAACTTGGTTGCTTTCTCCTTTCCATTTCGCACGCACCCTTTCTTAATGTTAATCGCCTTTAATAAATCTCGCTTTGCGCGCTCAACCGCAAAGTGAGATTTTGCCCCCTCCACGCCATACTCTTCGATAAATTTAAAAACAATATCAACCACCTGAAGCGTTTCATCCGTTAATGAATGATTAAGCCAGTGTTCAATTAGTTGTTTATTGGTGTTTTCTTTCATTGCTTTGCTCCTAATTGTTTAAGTAACGTGCGGTAAATCCGCCATTTTTCTACCTCTCGCTCAATTTCCTCTTCAAGCTCATCAAGCTCATCAGGGCTTGTTCTTGCGATATGACAAGCAAGCAACGCCCCCTCGTAATACACATCTGTATAATATGGATCTAACCTTAATAGCCTTTGATATTTTTTCGCTTGAGCTTGAATCGCCTTATATCGTTCAGCTCGCTCTCGAGCTTGTTTTCTGATGGCTCGCTCATCTTTTCTTCTCTTAAAGAACATCACCGCTTCCATCCTCTATCCGGTTTTAGAAAAATGCCGCGTGCGTTTAACGCCTCCTCCAACAGCACGTGCGTCATATTTGACACGGTGCGGCGTTCCTCTTCGGCAAGTTGCTCAATAGCGACGGCTAAAGGTTTAGTTAGGCGCACTAAGGGCGTGCTTTTGGTTTTGTCTTTCATTTACTCATCCTTATTTTTCAACTGGTTGCAACTCAATGCCGCGTGCTTTTAGGGCTTCAAGCAATAAAATCCGCCCCATTTGCGACTCTGCTCGCTCTTCTTGTTTGGCGAGCTGCTTCACAAGCTGACGTTCGTCATCTCTTAGCATCACGCCAAATATTTTTCTTTTGTTCATTCTGATCCCCTCTCTCTTTGTGCTATAATTGCCTTTAACAATTTTTAACTTGCTTTATGTTACTTATATAAACATAAGGCTTATTTTAATCAACCTTTTTCTTATATTCAAGAGGTTTTATGCTTACACGTCGTAAATTAAATTCATTAGAAATAATGGATCGTATGAAAAAAATTTCTAATGTCTCTTCAGATAAGGGCTTAGCTGAAATATTAGGAATCGCACCACAAAGTATTACTAAATGGAAAAACAACGACTTAGTTCCTTTTGAGCAGATTTTAAAAATAGCGAACACCTACGATATATCTATTGACTGGCTTATTTATGGAAAAAATGCAAGCAATGAACTCTCTACCCACGAAAAAATGGCACTGCTCGCCTTTAATGATTTAAACGAACGGCAAAAACTGAATGCGATTGCGTATATGACCGGACTGCATCAAGAAAGTGAAAAACAACCAGCGATTGTTCAGACTGCCAATGGTGATGGTAATAATTTGGTTGTAGGGAAAGGTGAGTGAAATGGCAAAGGGTGATGATGATTTTTATACAAGATTGGGGCTATCTTATATTCAAGAGCTGCAATCGTTGAGCCACAATATCGCACCGCGTTATGATATGCCGCAACCTCTTCCGCCCCACCTTCAGCAACTTATCCAGCAATTGCGTAAGATTGACCCACTTTATGATATGCCACAACTTAGATCAATGTTGCGTTTAGTTGATAACCTTAATTCAATGTCGTTGGATAAATTCGCTAACCTTACCATTACGCCTGAAAATGCGGTTTATTTTTCCCCGAAAAATATTGCTGCGTTGGAGGTGCTTGCACAATCGGAAGGAGTAAGTCAGGAAAAACGTGGTTTATTAACGCGGTTAGCTAACCTCATGAAAGCAAAATTACCGAAAGCAGCAAAGTTTGTTGGAGTAACTCTTGCGGATTCTAGTTTAAGAAAATTTTTTGATTGGCTTTTAGATGCGCTTGCCGGTTAGCTTTATTTAAGGTATAAACTGATTTGCAATACTGCATATTTCTCCAGTAAATAAGAGGTTATTTTTATGTCTTACGATAAAACGCCGGAATCCCTAGATGCTACAGCACCACAACTAACCGCTCTTTTTAGAAAAGCCGCAGTCTTATTCGCAGCATATTTTGTTGGGCTTTTGTATTTGCTGTTTTTTGCACTTCATTTTTTGGGTGTGCTTTATGATAGTGGTTTTTCGTTGGCTACACCATTCAAGGAAACTCCGTGGTATGCTTGGATGATACTTTCTTTTGCACTTTTAACGCTTGGTGCAAAAAAAGAGGCTAAAGAACAGCTTGATAAAATACAAGAATTATTATCTCAATGATTTTTAAGGAGGCTATGATGAAAAATTTAATTTCTTCTGTCGTTAAAGAAGATGGCTATGATGAATTTTTGGCAAAGAAAATTGAACAAGGTAAGAAAGATATTGAAAATGGGCATTTTGTGACACTTGAGCAATGGAAACTGGAAACCGAGCAACAACTTCAAAACAAGGCGACTGAACTAGAACAATTAAAACGCGAGGAAATGTTGGGATATGCTTAAAGCGTTTGTTATTTCCGAACAAGCAAAAAAGGATTTAAGTAATATTTTTGATAGTGTTTCGGATTATACCGGCTCTGTCACTTCTGCAGCAAAATTAAGGGAAGCATTTTTTGATAAATTTGAACTTATCCGCCTTTTACCCAAAACAGGCAAACAACGAAATGACGACACAAGAGAAACTTTCTGCCGTCATTATCGTGTTGTTTACCGTGAATTTGATGACCGAGTTGAAATTTTGACGGTTATTCATTCTCGCCGGAAGTATCCGCAATAACGAACAATTAGGAGATGGCAATGAAAATTTTAATTTCTCTTGCTGTTAAAGAAGATGGCTATGATGAATTTTTGGCGGGAAAAGTTAAAAAGGCAATTAGCAACGCCGACTCCTGCAATGTGGTAAGCTTTGATGATTGGCTCGCTGATATTAATCAGTTTTCTGATAAGTTGATCATTGAGCTTGAGCAAAAATCTCACTATAAAACCTCACGTAATTTATTGTTTTCTTTTCTATTTCAATAATTTATCTTATTTCTTTTGTTTTTTTACTATTTCTTAAACTGAAAACCGCTGTAATTCACTGAAAAAATTTCAGTTAAGATCGTTTTAACGTGATCTGTTTCACGCCGCTAACGACAAGCAACGGTGCAATATTGCCAACTGAAACTTAACTGAAAAAACATAAAAATTTGTTATAAAAAACGAGGGTGAGCGAGTGAATTTTTCGTGCCGTACGTTTTGACGTGGCAAATTTTACGCAACAAAAAAGGGCTTACGCCCTTTTATATATGTTATTGTTTTTATTTATTATTTCTTGTTGGCCAACTATTCAATTATTGGTGTTAACTTCGCTTTCTCCGCCGCTGCTCTGCTTGACTGGTTTGCAAATGCTGATGATTGTGACGGCGTTGGCGAGCTGCCGTGCGTGTGACTGGCTGCGGTTGCGGCAACATCAGCAATAATCTGCAATGCTGCCTCTAAAATTCTGTAAATATTCTGCCCCTCTGAACCGGCGTAAGACTTCGGCGCAATGTGTCGGATTTTCTCCTCTGAAACCACCTGCATCAGCCCACTTATGCGCTGCTCCAACGTACCACCAACGCCAACTGTCATATTGCTGGCACTGACTTGCGTAATATTGCCCACAACCGACGTTGTCAAGTTTCCGCCAACTTCCACTGTTTTATCTGCGTCAATCTCGCTTGTGCTTGTGCCGATTTGCTTTGTTTCCGTGTCGGTTTTGATAACTCTGTTGAGCGATTTATCTGTGATGGTTTGATCTGTTTCACGTGTTTTATTGCCTGCCGCATCGGTGCGTTCGTACACTTCCGGTCGTTGCTGCTTGAGCTGTTCACCAATCGCTACTGCCGGCACGGTTTTGTCTTGCGCTAACATTGTGCGCACAAACGGCATATCCTGCCGACCATAAGCAAAGCCCAGTTCGACAATCGTCCCCACTTCCGGAAATGCAAAGTCACCGCCTTGCGACCCTGTACTGGTTACCGGCAACGGCACGGCAGAATAAACGCCGACCTTTTCATCGTTGCCGTTTTCATCCAGCAACTGCACCTCCACCGCATACTTCGGGCGAAATGGATCAGATATATCACCGCCTGCACTTGCGTCTGCAACACCAACAATTCTTGCCAGCCGTGGCAAGTGATAACCACCTGCCAGTTCCGGAAACTCTTTCTCTATCATATTGCGCCCCGGTGATTTTCGTTCCGGCTTGCCGTTGCTGTCACTTTCTCGCCAATACAGAACCAACTCATCGCCGACTAATTCCGTTTTGCTGATCACTTGATTATTAATAATCACACCCGGTCGGATTGCTGCATAAATTGGCAAGGTGATAGTATTGCTGCCGCTTGCTAGCATATCAGCACTGTCAACGGTAATGGCTCTGCTTGCCCAACGGCTGTCGTTATGACTACCAACATAAATCGAACCGTCCGGCGATTGCTGCCAAATGTATTTAGGAATATTAAATAAATCACCCAATTTATTAATTAACTGATAGCCCGACCCCGAATGAGTAAAATTCGGAATTGGCGTGGTCGCGTAAGATTGCGCCGGCGTTTTAACGGCTATTCCGGTCTGCTGTGTCACAAAAGCGCAAACATCGTTCAGCGTGGCGTGGCGAATGGAACAATTTAAAGACCGTTCTAACTTAGCGGCATTTTCTTTAATCAACAATTTTTTATAGCCCGGCTGCTCGTCCTGCTCTTGCTCGACAAAACCCTGCAAATATTGATAAAAATGATCATAAGTGCCGACCTTAATCGTAACCGGCTTGCCGACAAAATCACCCTCATCTGCGGCAATCACCACATAGCCACGCCCAGTGTTATTCAGCTCCAACACCACCATTAAATCGCTGATATGATACTCTTGCCCTGCTATCCAGCATTCTTTGATAATTTTCACTACTTAATCTCCTAAAGGGGTATTTTTCCCCAAATATTTATCAAACTTAGTTTGCAATGGATTTTCTTTATTTTGCGTTGATTGAGATTGCGTTGCTTGCGCTTGCGTGGCTTTCTCTTCGGCTTGCACCTTCGTTGCCGGTTTCTTTTTGCGCTGTTCTTTTTTCTCACTCACACTGTTGACCTCGCGCAATTTAAAAGAGACTTGCCACGCTAATAAATTAGGCTGCTCCACGGCGGAAATTTCCTCACTGAACTGCACTTCGCGCATATTCACCGCCTCCGCGCTGATAGCGGCAACACGATATTTCACCTGTTGCCCTTTGCTGTCGACCGCTTCCGCTAAATTAAACAGATCAGTAAGGTGCTGCTTGTCCCGATAGGCAATGTTTCCCACTACATCAATCTCTTTCGCCTTCACCCCTTTGTCTGTTTTTTTGGTACTGGATTTCTGTCCGCTCATATCTTTTTCCTCACGGCGCATACTGACGGTGAGAATAATATTTGACATATAGATCGGCTTGCCGTTTAGTGACAATTGCACTGACGGTCTACGCCGTTGATTTAATAACCCCACTGAAAAACTCATACAATCATCCCTCTAATATTTGATAAATCCGCGCCTACATAAACAATCAACGCGGTAAAAATATATTCTGACGACGGCGCACCGCTATTTAATCTTAATGCGATTTGCGCCAATTCGCCTGTTTCGCAAAACGCATAAACCTGCGCTTTCGTTGATAACAATTTATCTAGCTTTTGTTTATTCTCCGCTTCTCGCTGCTGCTTTTTTTGTAATAAATTTTTTATCAACATTGACGGATCGCCACGCACTGCCATTGCAACCGCATTAGCGTTGCGCATTATGCAGTTTAGCGTTTGCGCTGATTTTGGTGTAATATCCGCGCCCGGCGAAAAAGCCGGATAGCCTACGGTTGGCGTTTTAACCATTTTTGTTGTTGCCAGATCTTTTTGTGATTTTGCGTAATCGTACGACTGCTTAAAAACCGGATCTGGCAACAACACCGCCGCCTGCTCAAGCTGTGCAATAAACGCATCAATATTTTGTGTTGTAATCATAATGCCGACCACATCCACGCTGCCTGCCGGTCGGTTGGCGTCTGACTTGTCGACAAACTTGTCTGCAATCGCCTTGATGGCGTTTTGCGGCGACAAATAGCGACCGTCTTTGGTTTTGCTGCCGTGCGTCCAGTTATGCACCCCCAATTTTGTGCCGGCTACCGATAAATTTACCTGTTGCGCCCTGCCGCTTTGTATCTGTTTTAATTTTTCTTTCGTATCCTGATTAAGTTGCAAGGTTGCCAATCGCCACATAATTCTCTCCTAAAAAATAAGCGGAAATAATCCGCTTATTATTAAAACTTATAAACCATATTATCTTGATAATTCACATTATGATTTACCCTTACATTAATTTTTTGTTCAACCGCATCAACAAAATGCTGATAATTTTTCTCCTTGTGTTTTATTAAAAAATCAATATAACGATTGAATTCACTTTTCGCAGAAGAAAACATAATAAAAGGCGGTCTAATTAATCGCATCAATTCCAGAAAATCAATCAAATCAAAAAAGGTTTCTTTTTTATATGCTGTCTGTTCGGTGCAGATATACGGTGGATCAAGTAAAAATAACACCTTTTCTTTGTGTCGGTGCTGATTGATTAAATCTTTAAAATCCATCCTTACAATATCCAACCCATCCAAATAATCGTCCGCAACTGGATAATCTCGCTTTGTCAAATTATTCCACAATGACTTTTTAAATAATACCTCAAGGCTTTTAACATCATTGCCACTAAATAACAACCAGCTGGTCAACGCCTTAATATCTTTATAACCATCAAAACGGCGAATAATATCAATAATTTCTTTTTTCTTTTCGTTTGATAATCTCGCTTCCGGCTTAACATCAATTAAACAATGGGCAAGTTGCTGTCTTAATTGATTGGTCTGTTTAATATTTGCCAATCTTTCCGCATAATTATCATAATCGTTAAAAATAACCCGCGCTTTTGGGCAAATATCTTTCGCATTTCTGGCTAATAATCCCGAACCGCCAAACACGTCAATAATTGTCCAGCCTTCGCCATCATTATCAATATTTTCTATTAATGCCTTTTCAACCAGTTTTAAAAAATTCCGTTTTTGTCCGGTAAATGGTAACGGCGCTTTTGTGTATCGTTTACGCACTGAACTTCCCCTTTTGTTGTTATTATTATTTTTAGCAATGCGATTAAATTAAAAATTAAATCACCTCAAAATCCTCCGGATACTGTCGCCGCTTCAGCTCGCTTTCGTAAGCCGTTTGGCAATGTGTCGGATCGCGAAACAAGGCATTGACAAATTTAAACCAAAAACGCCAGCGTTTTTTCGGCTTGTCTGCCAACACCGCACGGCGGTAGCAACGGCTGGAAAAGGTTTCATCCGCTCCGCCACCTGTTAGGGCGTTGCAAAGTTGGTCAATCGCTATTAAAACGTGATAAGCCCAACGTTTAAATTTACTTTTCTGTTTGCTCATTTTTATAGTCCTCGTAGGTTTGCGACCAGCCAATTGACCAATCGTATTCAAGCGGGTTTTCGGCTTGTTCGAGTAAAATTTTGTGCATATAGGCATTCTCAAACATCCCCTCTTTCAGCTTCGCTGCTGCATTCCACACCGCCCTGAACTTGTCAAAATCCAACGGCTGCGCTGTGTTGTCCGCACAAATCAGTGTAAAAATACGTGGCTCACCGTTGGCTTCTTGTGTGCCGTTTAAGTCAAAATCGGCTTTGATTTCGACCAGTGTGGCACGCCCTTTTTCGTCTGTATCGACCCATTTGCCAATCTCCGGCACATACACACCGCCGTTTACACACGCATCGCGTTTGGTGTTGATTTGTGTGCGGATTTGTTGGCGTTGCTGGTTAAGCAATTCGGCTTGTTTAGCGCTTGAGATAACCCACGCCTCGCCGTTCCAGATGTGGTATTGGCTTGGTGCATTTGGAATTAAAATTGGATTGCCGTCACTATCGGCGGCACGTGCGCCGTCGCCGTTGATAATGCGCTGAAATGTGGCTTCATCCACCTGTTTCATTTGCGAAAAATCGACATCCGGATAGCAGCTTTCCGCACCCTCTACCGGATAAAAATTACACGTTATTTTGTCGAAATAGTACATTGTTGCTCCTGTTTCTCTTGTCAATCTGTTTTATTGTTAGTACAATCAGATATAAAAATCACACTGATGCTGTAATGAAAATTGAATTTGATGCCGTAAAAAATCAACAAAATATCCAATCTCGCCAATTGTCTTTCCAACAAGCAGCGGAGCTTGATTGGCAGCAAGCCTTAATCTGGCAAGATGACCGTTTTGAATACGGCGAAATTCGTTACTCCGCGTTAGCCCTGTTAGGTAATAGATTGCATTTTATTTGTTTTAAATTTATCCCTAACGGCATTCGCGTCATCAGTTTCCGCAAAGCCAACAAAAGGGAGATTAAAAAATATGAAAATGAACGCCAATCAAGAGTTTAATATCGCTGAAACCCCTTTAACCGACGAACAACTTGCTCAATTTAAACCGATTGAACAAGTTTTGTCGCCCGATCAATTAAATATGCTACTCACTCATCAAGCTCAACAAAAACGGCGCGGCAAACAAAAAGCCCCAACCAAACAAGCCACCACAATTCGCCTTTCACCGATTGTGCTGGAAAAATTCCGCGCCACCGGTAAGGGCTGGCAATCACGCATCAACGAGGTGCTGCTTAACTATGTTGAACATATGTAATTCACCGACCGCCATTGGCGGTCTTCTACACGCCAATGGCGAAATAGCGGATATTCGTTTGATAACGCCCCCACACGTGAGTATTGTTAAAAAACAAATCCAAATCATAATTAGCATCACCGCCACACGTTGATGAGCTCACCACTTGATAAACCTGCCTAAACGCCACCGGAAATTGTTTTTTGCCTGCACCTCTGCCGGCACCCCATTGCAACAGTAAACCGTTTGGTAATCTGCACCAGCCGGTCGTCGCGAGGTTTTGTGTCAGTTTTAAACCATTTACCGTATTAGTTAAATTATCTACCTTGCTATTTACACCATTCAACGACACCCCACTGCCGGTAACGACGTCGCCCGCTGACCTGAAAATTCCGCTGTGCTCAAACTTCCACAAATAAAATTTACCGTTATACTCAATTAACTGCACAACACCTGCGCCAAAGCCATCACTGCCAGTAGCTTGATTAGTGACATAGCCTAATGATAATGCCGCACCCCAATGGCTATTTCTGCGCACACGCCCTTTCAAAAATGGAAAATAACTGTCTTTCACATCAGAATTATCTTCCTCAACAAAATATGGTGCTTTACTGTTATATTGATTTACATATTTACCGCTGCCATAATGCAGTGCACTCGCACTCCTGAAAGAAAGGTTAGCATTGCCTTTTGAACCATCACTTGGCTCTGTGTTTTCAAAAAACACAAACGCATCTGACGCGCCGTTATTGCGTTTGTAAATATAATCATCGCCAAATTGCAATTTTCGACCCGACAAATTAATCTCTGATACCGTCAGTTTACCCGTCATCGTATCGCCTGATTTTGACACGCGACCATTAGCGTTATCATTGGCACTTTTCACTGCTTTACTGGTCGCTACGGTGTCGCTGCTGGTTGAGGTGGTAGAATCGGATTTTTTACTGCTTGGAATAGCGGCATTGGCGGTCGTTTGTGCATTATTCGCTGCCGTTTGTGCCGCATTGGCTTTATTCACGCCATCCACCGCTTTGTCATAGGCAGTTTTGACGGCTTTACTGGTCGCTACTGTCTTTTCGCTGGTTGATGACACCGAACTTGATTTTTTACTCTCCGCAATATATGGCGGAGCGTTATCTGTTAAGCGCCTATCTGTAATTGCGCCGTTACTCGCAATATCTGCGATAATTTGCACATAGTGCTGGTAGCCATCCGATCCAACATAATCATTTTTACTTTGCGTTAAATATTTAATTTCGGTCTGATATGCACCGGTAACTGTGGCGTGATGACAAATATCAACATAAACCGAGGCTGGTAACGTTGGCACGGTAACTTCTGCCGTCCGTTTAATTTCTGCCCTCACACCCTCAATATAAGCGTGCCCACTATCTAGCGTGTAGACATTGTCGCTTTTACGTTTCAGCAAAAAGGCATTATCAAAAAAGACGGCCCGACCGTATAAGTCCCGATTTGTTAGACGGATTTTTTCATCAATGCCGCTTAATCGCATTGTAAAATCAATTTGCCACGTTTCAGCGCTAACCGATACATTCGCTAATTCTTGCGCACGTGGAAATTCAAGCAATACACTGCGAGTAATACTATTCCCTTGCTTCTGCTCTTTATTCTTAATTTTTGATGTTAGCCCGGTATAAATTCCGCAAGCTAATAAATTTTGTGATTTATTAACTAAGCCAACCCAGTTAAAGTCAAAATCGCCAATTTCAGTGCCAATAGTGACAGAATAAACAATCGCATTTTCATTAAGCGCGCCGATTTGCGACACTGCCTGTCGGTGCACAATTTGATTATCTTGCGGTATTGTCAAATGACTGTCTAAATTGTCATCGCTCAACCCCGGAATATTGGCAAAAATAAACTCGTCAAAAACCACTGGAGTATGATTGACAACTGAATCTCTAATATAAGTTTCAAATGCTTGTGTTAACTTGCTCGCCATAACTCACCTTATTATTGTTATTTTGGTCTATAGCACACATAATCGTGATCAAAACTTCTTGCCGACAAATGTAGCGGCAATTTTGTAATCACTTCATAAGTATATCTGCGGCACGTTCTGCCGTATTTTCTAATAATTAAATTGAGTAACTCTCTGTTATGTGCCATTTGCGAGTCACTTAAAATAATTTTAATGACATCCCAATTTTCTGCGTCGAAACGCTCTTCAATCTCCACATAACCAATCCCTAATCGCGCAAAAATGCGGATAAATCCAGCTTTGCTGCCTGCATCCTGCGCATTGATAAACGCATATTTCACACGTTTGCGAAACAGTGACAACGGCTCACCCTCAAACCGCTCAACATCACGTGCATAAGCGATTAAATTCAACATTGTTTCGCTGCAATTATCTTCATCAAGCAACTTCAATGGCAACTCAACCATTCTCTTGATAGATAACTGCCACCACTTCGCAAACAGGTCAGCGATTTGCCTCGTGGCAACGCCCTCCATCCAGAACGGTAATTTAATATTCATTAATTACCCCCCCCCGCTCTTCTTTTACGGTCAGCGATTGGATCCGAGGCACACTAATATCACTTTCGATATCTTGCTGTTCCCAAATTAGCGAACCAATTTCCGGGCAAAGTTGATGAATCTCTTCCCCCAACAATGACCAGCTAAACCGGCGATAAGGATAGGTTTTGGTTACCTCAAAATTATTATTTTCACGAAAAGCGCAACGGATAATATCTTCAACACGCTTTAAAGTTTCCGCTTTTTGCGCGGCGGATAAATTAAAATTGCTGTAAAAATAGACTCGACAAACAATGTTATGTTTGGTCTCCGGCATTGCATAACACACTAAGTCATCGCCGTGGCCGTGCCAACCGTCATCTCTAATATGCTTGTTAACCTTATCAATAAACGGTTGACTTGCCACACCGGTATCTAGCAACAAATACATATTTGCTGTACCCGGGCCACGTGGCGCATCGTGTTTAAAATAAATGCGGTCGACCGATATACCGGCTATTTCTGCCGCCATTGCCTTATAAACACTATCAATATGATGTTTGCCACTGGCAACAAATTGATTGCGGCAACGCATTCGCAATTCGTCATCGGTTTCCTTGTCTGCGCCCGGCGTGGTTAACCAATCCTCGCCGTTTTCGACACTGACCACGCCATTAATTTGTTCCGCCAGAATGCGATAATATCCAGCCGCAAGGTTGTAGCTTGTGCCGGCTTGCTCCGCAATAACCGGCACTTCTCCCGACAAATGCCCTTTCGGAATAACGGTATCTTCGGTGACAACCAGCTTAAAAACGACATCATTAATGCGTTCGGTCTGCACCACGGTGCCGGCTTTAATCGTAATTGGTGTTAAATCGCTTTGTTTGGTAAATGTGATCACGCCTTGCGCTTTTGTCGCCTCTTTAAAATCAAGTCCCACACTCCACGCCATCATTCTCAACCACGCCCCACGTGCGGTACGCAAAAACAGATTAGGCAATATCTCCGCAATTAAATGATCTGTTAACCACTTCACCGGCTGCACCGCAATAGCGGTGACCAGTCGCCAAAACGGCGACATTCTGCTGGTATTGGTAATTAAATTTTCTGCCGCGGTGAGCTGCTCAAACTGCTGTCTGATTTCATTTTCTTGTGTCGGCAATCCCGACTCTCTTAAAATCTGCTCAAACTGACTCATTTAAATTCACCCCTAATTCAATCGAGCCAAAATCATAGGTTTCGGCGGTGATAAATAAACGGTTTAAACTCTCTTCGGTAACAAAGATTGTCCCGGGCACTAAACGCTCATCGTCCTCAATCAGAAATATCATTTGCAAGATAATATCGCGCCTTAAAATGCGGCTACGCTCTGCGATCAAGGCGGTCACTAATCCGCTTTCACGCAAGGCGTGTTTGATATCCTGCGCAATTGAAATGCGGTTATTACACAAAATCGGCACGTTACCGCTGTCCAGCGTTAAATCGTCATTAGTGATTAAAAGGTCGAAATATTTATTATCCATACTTCAATGCCTGCCTATCCTGTTGCTGCTGCATTGTGCGCTTAAATTCATCCGCATTATTGGCATTTACTTCCATTCTTTGGATCACCATTGAATTATTCACCGCTCTATTTTGCGTCATCGCGGTTGAAATCAAACCTTGCGTAGTTGTGTTAATCTGCGGTCTGGCATTAGGCTTAACGCTCTCATCAAGCTGTAAATTGCTGTTTTTGGTCGCTGTTACGTTTGATGAGGTAATGTTGTTTTTGGTCTCCAGAACCGACGACTCTACTTTGATTTCCGGAATTTTAATGCCAATATAATCGCCTACTTTATTGACTTGTCGAATAATCCAATTAAGTGAGTCAAAAAACATCTTTTTAACGCCTTTCCAAACATCACCAAAAATATTAGTAATACCCTGCGCCAATGCACCAAAAATTTGCATAGCGTCGCCAGCCTCCCAGCCAGCAACCACACCGTCCCACATTGCCAACAAGTCATTCGCTACATTGCCAAATATCTCAACAACGTTTAAAAATTGCGTTGCCAATAACTCGACAAACCCGGCCACAATTTCCAATCCGGTACCAAGCACATTGCCAATCACCATCCCGATCTGCACAAATCGCCCAGCTTCTACGCTACTTGCACGCATTCCGCCGGTGATACGACTAAAAATATCCGCAATTTTCCCGATTGCGGTTTTAAAAATGGCAAACGCATTGGATAATGGTTGCAATCTGTCACTAATGCTACCGAAACCGATTTTGATACCATCCCAAACGGCTGCCAGTTGTGATTTGAATTTATACGCCAACATAGCAACACCGCCGATAAGCAGTGCCACCATTGATAACGGGCTAAACAGTGCCATCACTGCCACACGCAAATAGGTAAACGGATTAAGCAAACGAAACGCCACACTAAATAAGCCGGAAAATAAACCTTTCGCCATATTTAACGGTTTAGCGAGTAAATTAATGCCTGACCCAACACCGGTAAACATTGATTTAAGCGATATTCCATTGCCTAAAATGGATTTAAACAGATCCGGCAACAATGCCAAACGCCAACGCAAACCGTTAAAACCGGATACTGCGCTGCCCCACATTGAGGTAAAGGCATTTTTTAGTAAATCCGCCCATTTTTGCGTGGTTTTGATCGGCTGCACCGGTGCAGCAAAGGTGTTAATCAGCGTTTTACCCAAACCAACACCGCTTGCGCCTACGCCGGAAATTGCGCCGCGCAAACCGGTAATTGGCAACAATGCCCCTTTCGCACCGACACCCATCAACTTAAATGCCCCGACCAGTAACATTAATGACGCGCCGGCACCTGCCAGCGCTGTGATACCGATACCAATAAAGCCGATCAGTCTGGCGATATACTTGTTAGCGTTTAACCAATCAACGGCATATTTGCCCATATCAGCAATTTTATTGGCAAGTGGCTCAATCTTTTTCAGCACCTGCCCACCGATACTGTCTTTAATATTGACCATAATCGCACTAAGCCGTTGCCACGGATCAGTCATCGCTTGCGCCATTTTCTGCAAATCTGCCGTGCCACTCACATTGCGTAAATCTTTGATATTGCCGGTGAGGTTTCTGACTTGTGGCAATAACAATTTAATCAAGGCGACCGCTTCATCACTGCCAAACGCCTTTTTTAACTCTCCAGCTTCCGCAACATCTAGCACATCGCCATACTTACCCTTAATTTTGTTAAGGATACTGACCATATCCAACATTCTTCCGTTGCTGTCGGTAAAGGTTAATCCCAACGCCTTTTGTGCTCCGCCCACACCGGCTAAAAAAGCCTTATATTTTGTACCTGCTTCGCTACCACTCATTGTTGCCTGCAATGCGCCAAGCACCGCAAATTGTTCCGCTGCTTCAATGCCTGCTGATTTTGCCGCTGCACCAACAGCAGTAAAAGCACCGCTCATACCGTCGCCCGTTGTCTTAAACATTTTCACCGCAAGTGCGGTTTGTCCAGCGATTTTATCCACCCAGTCGGATTTACCTATTTTTGCCGCTTCGTCCGCAAAAATGCCGTACATTGTCCCCATATAGTTGGTAATGGTTGCCGCTGTGGATTTTGTGCCTTTTGCCAACAGGTTAGATGCGGCGGTGAACGCAGATAATTCATCGCCGTTTAATCCGGCGATTGCGGATTGGATATCATAAGCCGAGCGCACAAATTCTGCTGCTGCGCCACCAAAAGAAGAGGTAAAAGAAAGGGCTTTGTTTTTCAGTTGCTCCAACGATTGCTCTGCCACGCCGAGCGATTTCACTTCACCTAACGCGCGTGAGGTTTCAAGCGCCGGTTGCAAACCACTGGCAATCGAATAACCGGCAGCAACAATACCGGCAGCGCCTGCAGCAATATTCCCCATTGCCGCTTTACCCTTACCAGCAAGCGCATCAAACTGCCCCATAATCCCCCTAATCGGTGCAGTCATCTGATCATTAAGTTTTAAAATATACTCAAGACCGGCTATTCCCAACGCCATAACATTACCCTAAAAACACTTTCCGATACCGACTGCCACGGCATCGGATAAATTCTCAAAAAATTGCTTGTTCAACCATACCGCCCGAGCGAGATTAATTTCTGAATTGTCGGCTTGCGGCAAATAGTGCATTCTTAACGCTATCGCCTGCGAATAACCGTTTTTCTCAATTGCACTCGCTCGTTCAGCTAGTTTTTTACGGTAACTTCAATTTTTGGCACAAATACCGAGTTAATTTTTTCGGCAATTTTCGCCGCAACACCCGGCGCATTAATGATGGTGAGCAAATCTTCTTTGTGCTCCTTGCTTACCACCTGCAATAAATAATCTTTCACCGGCGTTAATACGTTTCCACTGGCGACCTCATTAAATAAAGCATCAATCGCCGCATTATCACGATTAAACACTAACTCAACGCCACCAATATTAATGGTTACGCTTTCTTTGCCGGTAAGCTCTTCTAATAATTGCTGTGCTGTTTTAGTTTTCATTTTTTGTCTCCTGATTATGTTGATTTATACAGTGTTTTAATTGTTGATATGCCGTTACACAAATATCGGTTTGATTTAATGATTTATGCAACGCCACGACTAAATCCTTGTTTGTTGTGATATTCACCTCAATTTGCTGACAAGCTACCGTTGTCGGGCAAAGTAACGGTTGTTTAATTAATTTTATTTCGGTTGTTGAGCAAGCGACTAACATCGCCAGGCACACGCTCATCACTCCAATTTTTATTACTTTCCAACGCTTCATTAATCGCCTTTTCTTGCTGTTGTGCAGCTTGTTGCATTTCAGCAACTTTATCTATCAATAACTGCTGTTGCTGCTGATAGATTTCCGCTTGTCGTTGCAATATTAAAATCTGTTGTTGATGTTCTAGTTTTAACTTTGTGATTTCTGCATTTTTTTGCGTTTCAATCGCAGCGATTTGCCTTTGCTTATCTACCGCACCCCAAATAGACACCACTGCGTAAAGCAACACAACCACAAACACTGCGGCGTGATTTTTTAATAGCCTGATAAACATAATTTACGTTCCCGATCACGTCGCTGCATTAAACCGTTCGACTTTTTACCGCCGACATAAACCCACCTTAAAAACTGATCGCACATTTGCGGTGTATAACCACCGTTTGCCATTTTGTACAAGGTTGATTTGCGCATCGCACTGCAACCGACATTAAAGGTGATGGAAACCAACGCATCAAACGCCCCTTGCGGCATTTTTTTGCCGTTGGCGTAACGATTGACACACGTTTCCGCCTGTTTAATATCCTGCTTCCATCTGTTGGCAATCTCCTGCAAGCTGTATTGTCGCTGTTCAATCGCTTGACCGCTTAACTCACTGCTGCCAATACCAACCGTCAACACATTAGCGGAACAGTAATAAGGTTGTGTTCTGCACCCCTCTGCATTGCCGATTAATTCCAATCCGGCTGCGCTTGTTCTCAATTCATCACCACTGTTCAGCAACAGAAGGGCAATCACTGCCGCCACTGAACAGATACCGCCTGCCACCCTTTTCAACATTTAACCGACTCCACTTTGCTTTCCGCTTCCGCAAGTCGCACATTCAATTCAAGGCGACGCAATTCGTATTCTTTTTGTTTATAATGCCAAGTAATCAGCAAGGTGCAAAAACCAAATAAAATCCCGAAAATAGCTGCCCAATCACTTAAATTTAAGCCACTAATAAGCGCTACCGCTGACCCCAAATAAGACACACCCTCAAATTTATTCATACATCCTCCAAAATTAGGCGAGCAAGACCCTCTTCTGCTTATAATTATTCTTCTGTTAATGCCGGTCTGTCGCCTAAACCTATTTACCCAATTAAATCTCGGGTATCGTAATCAGATAAATACGGAATGCCGTTAATACGGACAAAATCTGGGCTAGTCACAAAAAATTTCACTTTTGTGGTATGTTTTTGCCCACCTTTAAAATCAACATTGAGAATATCGGTCGGCAATAACTTGCACTCGAACGCTTCCACCTTTAAGCGTTCACCACCACGACTGGCAAAGAACACTAAATCAATCGTTGGAATATCACGATACGATCCAGCTGCTGCCGCTGCTGCGGATAATTTGCTGAAGTTTCTGGCATCGAGTTCAATCTCGCCTTCACCTTTAACATCACCATCAACAAAGCCATCGGGAATGCCGCGCGTTTGTGCGACATCCGAACTATCACTAATGTTTAAGCTGACCGACTCCGCGTGTACCGGAAAGCCAAGCACGAAAAAATCAACGTTCATTCCTGAAATTCTTGCACCCATCTATTAATCCCCCAAGGTTTCTAAATCTAAGAAAATATTCACGGTAATGTCTTTCGGGCAATCGTAAGGGCGAATCTTCATATAAAGCTCAACCTTAACTTTGCTCTTCCAAACAATGGTAATTGCGTCATCTTTCGGAGGCATACATTCACCAGGGAATCGCTTACCTGCCACTTCTGCCCCTTTACTCATATCGCGGAGCGGTTTTGCAAAATAATTTTTATGATATTCCGTGCTTGCGGCGGTTGAGTTAAACGACCGATCCGCAATTTTGGCAATTGCCAACAAGCGCACTTTTCGCGCTGCTTTATCTGCCACACGCACATTTTCAATCACCTGATAATCGCCACCTTCCACATCTAACGTGCGACCATCTGACCAGTAGTAGCCGTCATAATCCGGATACCACATAAAGGTGGAATAGCGTGCCTGCTCCAACGCTTTTAAATGCGCAATACTAATTTCTACGCCGTCTTTATCTTTTGGCTTATTACTGCCAATATTGACCAGTGCACCGGTCTGTACACGTGCCGGGCTGTCGGCAATGGTCACCGCCGAATTAGCGAGTCGTCCAGCCAACGCACCAACATCATTACCCATTAAATTCGGCACTAACATCACGTGATCAGCAACCACTGTTTTTTGCAACTCTGTCAAACGGGCCACATATTGATCCCACGCTTCACCGTTGCTGGAATCAGTGCTGCAGCCATCCAACGCTTGAATAAAAAATGTTCTGCGACTGTAAGTCATTAATAATTCGCGCGATAAAGTTTGCAATGCGTTAATCGCTGTTTTATCAATGCCGGTTGTGTAGGTATTGACAACATACTCAAAACTAGACACGGTTTGCGCATCTCGCACAATTTGTGCAAAGTCATAACTTGATTCATCCGCAATATAGACGTGCGCAAACCAATCCGTGTTGGCATTCACCATCGCTGTGTAAACCTGTTTTTTTAGTGCGGTATCACTTGCACCAAAAATTTCATTAAAATCACTGTCCGGCGTGACGGCTAATAACTTACCTTTATTTTTTGAGCCAACACCGACAAACAGTGCGTGTCTCTCAATCTCTTTTGTTTCGCCGCTTAATAAATTAAGCGTGTTAATCGTTGCTGATGGAAATGTCATATTTTGCCCCTTTTTGTTGTTCTAAATTTTCAGCACTTTTTCAACCACTTCCGTTAGAATTTCCGCATTGTGTTGCGTATCGGTATTTAATGCCGGTCGTGCCGGCGTGCCTTTCTTGTCGCCTTCATTTTTGTTCTTTAAAATTCTTGCAATTAAACCGGCTTGACCTTTGGTTAATCTCGCCTGAATGCTTTTTATTGACGGGGATACTTCCTTCCCCTTTTTGTTCTTTATTTTGTAACCTAAACTTTTCAATTTTCTGGCTTGTGCTGTCGAACAAGGATCGCTCTGACTAGCTAACTGCCTTCTTAATTTCTCTAACGTCCGAGCATTAACACTGACCGTCATCTCTTGCCCATAATGCTGCACAACTGAAATTAATTGATTTTTCTTACCTCTATAGCCCAGCTTTGCCTCATTGCCATCATTCTTGATAATATTGAGCAATGTTCCTCGCCTACGGTACATCTTTTTGTTGCTGCCGCTGCGACGTTCCGCCCATTTTTTACCGTCCGGCGTTTCTTGCTTTTTGATATGCTCTTTAGCTTCATCCTTTATTTGCTTTAACGCCATTTTTAATAGCTTTGTTTTTTTCTCTTTCGGCAAGCTCAATAATTTAACTGTTCGCTTTAGGCTTTTTATTGACTCTGCGGTTAATCCCACCTTTTCAGTCATCAATCACCTCAACCTCTTCGGCGATATAAATAGGAATTGAATTAATCTGATAATTTACCCCATCAATATTGAGCTTCCCTCTTTCGCTTTTTATTGCTGTTATTGGCTCCTGAAATTCAATATCAAAGGTTAAGTCTGCAGTTGAATCGTCGTAAATTTCGACATCAAAGCCAATTTCTGCAAAATCTAGCTGATAACGTAACTCATCATTTTCATTTAACCAAACCTGTATATTTGCCATAATTTCGGCAACACTAAGCTGATTAAACGGTAATTCATTAAATAAAAAGGTTGCTTTATAGCGGATATGTGCAATCTCCACACCCTCATCAGTCACGTTTTTCCCCTGATCAATCAGCGTGCCGCTTTCTATCCACGCTAATAAATTTTTACGGTATCTTATCGGCAACTGTTGCTGTAAAAAGCCGAGTAATCGTTGATATAACATTAAATTAGCCATACACCGCTCCGCTTTTTGCCTTTGATTGCTCTGACCGCCATTGCCGCTTCTGTTAACAAGGTTTTGCGCTCCTGCACTAAATCCCGATTTTCGTGCACTTCTCGCGCTGATAGCGTCATAAACTCTGGTAACAAATCCGCTTTTGCACGTGCAAATACGGCTTTTTTGTACTGTATTTGTAAAAAGTTATCGCCATCAAATCTCACGCCGCCAACGTGTTCGACATAGATGTAACCGTCTGATTGATATTTTTCTACAACGTCTGCAAGCTCAATTTCCATTTCTTGCATTGCTTGCACCAACGCCGCACGCACCATTTCTAAAGGCATTTGAAACGGTATCGCACGTTGCCGTTGAAACTCTGCAATATTGATATTCCCCCAAAATCCAGTGCTTTCGATTATTTCGTCTTGATATTCGGTTACATTGCCGTTTAGCATTGCTCACCTCGTTTAAGGTGTGCCTCACGCAACTTTGCAATAGCGTCAGCAAATGTTATTTGTGATACTAATGCTGTTGGATCGGCACCTGGTGAGAGTTTTTTAATTCGCATTTCGACCCGCTCAACCAGCGAATTTACGCCGCATTTCGGATAAATCCGCTGTGCACAAAGCAAGAGATGCAAGGCAACAGTCAACGCCTCAAAATCATCGATTGAAGCGGCGTGAATTTTGCCGTTTTCCGTCCTGATTAAAATAGATGCCGCCAACTTGTACCATTTAGCAGTTACGATTTCGTGCAACCGCCACGTCTGCGCCACTTTTTCAAAAGTTTGGCTAAAATACGGCTCCACGCTCTGCGCAACTGCTGCCAAGTTATCCGCCCAACTAAACACTTGATCAGCGACAAACGTCGGCAAGTTGCTTTTAAATCTATCCGGCATTGCCTGATTTTCGGCAATGGCTCGCTCGGCAAGTCGTAAAGCGTGATCAATATTGCCCACATCAAACAGATAGACAATACAATAGACAAGTACGTCATTTTGATACCGCTCCCCTTTTTGAAAATACTCATCCACAAACGGCAACCATTTCGGCAAGAAATGGTCGCGCTTGTACTCCGCACGCTCTGCTATACTTGAGATTTCGCGGATACGTGCAATATCATTATTTAAAGCAATCTCCAACACCTGCGTGGTTGCGTTGCTGTTTTTAACTGCCTGATGCACCTTATCCGGCGATTGCTGCTCCAACGCCTTTAACGCCAGAACTCGCTTTTGATAATCACGAAACCCCATTAGCCACCTCAATCAGTTAGTCGTCTTCGCCCGGTAATTTAACGTTCTCAAATTCGATTGCGGTAAATAAGCCAGCATCTTCAACCACATAACCTTCGTTGCGGTAATAGCTGTCAATAATGCCTTTTCTGTCCTCGTCGTTTCTGTACGAACGGCGCACGCTGGCATCCTGCACGTAAATTGACAAATTGGATAATGTTGTCACTACTGCACCACGTGCCGGGAAATTCGGTGGCACAATGCCACGCATACCGCCAAACGAACCGAGCAAGTTTTGCGACCCTAACACCGCCTTTTCTGTTGGCGTTAAACCGTGCGCTTTATTGATTAATTCCGCTTCCTTGCCGATTAAATCGGCACCGACTAAAAAGACTAAATCATTGCGATCACGGTGACGCAAATCAATGCCGCTTTTTAGCTCTGCCGCTAAATGATCAAGATTTTCAAAGTCCGCACCCTCGCCGAAAATTTTAATTTTTCCGACCGTTGCACCATCCTTCATCACGTTCTCCGGCTTCTCTTCGCGCTCAAGCTGCATCCAGCCTTTATTAACATCCGACATATCTGCCGCCGAGGTGTTTTCCGCAACTGATTTGCCATACCAGCCCACTTTTAATTGGTCGAGGGCGATTTGCGTCTGTACAAATTCGGCATACAACGCCGCCAAACGGTCACCAAAACGAGCAAAATTATCAAACATTGCCCACGGCACAATAATGCCGCTGTCGGTCTCTGTCAGCTGATATTTGCCTTGTGTATGATCCAAACGTGCCAAATAGCGTCCGTCTTTTTTGCGTCCGGTAATTGATTTTTCTGTCGCACCGCGCAATTTGTAACCTGAAACATCGGTCACATAATCAAGATTGATGGATTTTAAAAATTCAGACCGTTGCTGAATATTCTCGCCAAGCTCCGCTGCTTTCGGCACTTCGAGCGCGAACGACTCGCCCCGAATTAATGCATCTACATCAGTGCCGTAATAATTTGCAACATTGCGTAAAAATGAATAAAACTCCGCCTTACGTCTCATTTTGTCCCCTTTTTTATTTGTTCCGACCGCTTAAACGGCAAAATTTAACGCCGATTTTGTCGGCTCACCTTGTGGAACTTCTGTCACCGCCTGTTGTTTCGCCTGATTGAAGGCTTCTGTCAACTGCTCCACTTTTGCGGATAACTCTGCCACTTGTTGCTCTGTGGCAAATTTTTGCGGCTCTGTTTTTTCTGTTTCCGCTGCAAATTTTGCCGGCTCTGCTTTTTCCTGCTCTGCTGTCGCTTTTGTCTGCATAGCGGAAAAACCTGTCGCAATCGCCGCGGTGATCGCTTGTTCCAGTTGTGCAAATTGCTGTTCGTTCATTGACTCTTCCTCTTTGTTGTTATTATTTTCGGAATTGGAATTAAAAAAACGCGTAAAAAAGCGTTTTAATGCTGATAACTCTTGCTGCTCTTCTTTAGTAAATAAGCTCGCTTCCAGTTTTTCCGGCTGCCCTACAATCACATCATCTTTGATACGCTTAGAAAAATGGAGCTGCGTTGTGCCAATGCTTGCCGGGCTGTCTGTAACCGCTAAGCCTGTCAAATAGGCGGCGTTGGTATCGGCAAAATTTGGTGTAATTTCAACGCTGGTAAATAAACCGACACCCCCTCTGTTTAGCTCAAGCAAGCGCGCATTTGGTGCCAACCGAGCATACAATTTTGTTTTTCCGCCTTCATCTGTTGCTTTCAGCTCTTTGACTTGCCCAAAATTTGACAAAAAGCGGTAATGTTCCAACCAGATATTCGCGGTATAGACTGATGGATCATAATTCTTCGCCATTGCGTGCAAGTCTGCCGCTGAAATCTCCCGACCGTCTGCGGTTTTACCGCTGGTTGCCACACAAACAAAATCGGTTACAAGCTCCAATTTATCTGCCATTTTTTACACTCTCTCCACGCTTAAAAATAAATCTGCCGCCATCTTGTGATTTTTTTGCACAAATTGCATCCGCCAAAATTCGGAAATGGTCGGAAATGCGAGGATAACCGACCATTTCCGACGATTTCCGAAAATTGCTACACGATTTTTTAGCCAAGAGTGCGCAAAATTACGCCTATGAAAGAGACAAAATTAAGAATCAGAAAATCAACACGTTATAGCGACGAGATTATCTACGCCGCTAAACACCTCTATTTGAAAAAATTCACACCGCAAGAAATTGCGCAAGAATTAAAGCTAAACAGTGCGCGCCCTATCTACTATTGGGCGGAAAAATACAACTGGCGCAACCTGCTGAATGAACACGGCGTTGAGGAATTGATCTCGCTGCGCATTTTGACGCTGGTCGACCGCGAAAACAAAAGCGAACAAGAAATTAAAGAGTTGGAATCGCTTATCGACAAAGACCTGCAGTATAAAAAACAACGTGCTACACAAGCGGCGAAAAGCACTGCAGCAATGACATATAACGACCGGCACAACGAACAGCCGGATCAAAGCCAAAGCAAAAAATCAAAACGGCGCAAGAAAAACGACATTTCGCACGTCACGCCGGAAATGATGCAACCGTTTTTAAATACGTTATTCAAATATCAATTGACTTGTCGAGATAATAAACACCGAAAAGTGCGCAATATTTTAAAATCACGCCAAGTCGGTATGACCTACTATTTCGCCTTTGAGGCACTTGAAGACGCCATTTTAACCGGTGACAACCAGATCTTTTTGTCTGCCTCAAAACGGCAAGCGGAAATTTTCTTAACCTACATCCGCAAAATGGCTCTACAGTTTTTTGAGGTTGAGCTAAAAGGGAATCCGATTGTGTTAAGCAATGGCGCAGAATTGCATTTTTTGTCGACCAACAAAAGCACGGCACAAGGTTATCACGGGCATATTTACGGCGATGAATATGCGTGGCTGCGCAATTTTACTGAGTTTTACACTGTTGCCTCCGCAATGGCAACGCATAAAAAATGGCGTGAAACCTACTTCAGCACGCCAAGCTCAACCCGACATAGTGCCTACCAATTTTGGAACGGTGATGACTGGCGCGGCAAAGATGCAAAACGCAAAAATATACCATTCCCAAGCATACAAGAGATGCGTGACGGTGGTCGTGAATGCCCTGATGGTCAATGGCGGTACGTTATCACCATTGATGACGCATTAGCCGGCGGTGCCGGCGAGCTGTTCGACCTTGAGGCATTAAAGCGCAAATATAACAAAGCCGCCTTTGATCAGTTATTTATGTGTAAATGGATTGATGACGCCGACTCCATTTTCAATATTTCACAACTGCTCAAATGTGCAACCGACATTAGCAAATGGCAAGACTTCCGACCGGATAGCGACCGCCCTCTTGATAATCGCGAAGTGTGGTGCGGCTATGACCCGGCAAAAAGCTACGACGGGGCAAGTTTTGTGGTGATTGCGCCACCGGTGCTGCCCGGCGAAAAATACCGCATCTTAGAGCGCCACCAATGGCACGGCTTAAGTTATAGCTATCAGGCGGAACAGATTAAACAAATCTACCAACGCTACAACGTGAGCTATATCGGCATTGACACAAGCGGCGTTGGCGTGGGCGTGTATGAAATGATCACCTTGTTTGCACGGCGTGAAACCGTGCCGATTATTTATAGTGTAGAAAGCAAAGCGGCACTCGTCTTAAAAGTACACCATTTAATCGAAAAAAATATGTTGGAATGGTCAAACCAAGAGTCTGATATTCCGGCAGCATTTCTGATGATTAAACAAACTACTACAAAATCGGGCGATAGGACCACCTTTGTTGCAGAACGCACCAGCCAGAATCAACACGCCGACGTGTTTTGGGCAATCGCTAACGCCATCAACCGTAAAGAATTAAACAACAAACCGCGCCGACGCTCTACGTGGGCATTAAACTAAACTAAAAGGAAAAACTATGGCTAAATATTATTTAAAACAAAAGCAAAATAAAGCGGTAACGAAACAGATGCCGCAAGCGTTTAATCTTTTCGAGCCGTGCGGGCTTGAACATTTAGGGCTTATTGTTGATAACACTTTAAATTGCTACCTGCCACCCTACAATCGGGCTATTTTAGCAAAACTACCATATCACAACGCCCAACATTGCGGCATTCTTCAAAGTCGCGCCAATATTGTCAGTGCCGGCTTTGTCGGCGACTTTGTTGATATGAAAACACTCTGCTTAAACCTTATCCAGTTTGGCGATGTTGCCTTGCTAAAAATTCGCAATGTGTTTGGTGAGGTTATCCGCCTGCACGTGTTATCGTCCCTCTATTTACGTGTTAAACAAGACGGCAACTATCTCTATTTACTGCGTAAATCGCTCTACAACGACACGGCGCAATATTATCACTACGACAAAAACGATATTATTTTCCTTAAACTCTATGATCCGCTACAACAAACCTATGGCGCGCCTGATTATGTCGGCGGTATTGAGTCAGCATTATTAAACAGTGACGCTACCATTTTTCGCCGTCGTTACTACTCAAACGGTGCGCATATGGGCTTCATCCTCTACACTACTGACCCTGACTTAGATCAAGATGCAGAAGACGCTATCAGAAAAAAAATTGAACAATCAAAAGGCGTTGGCAATTTCAAAAGTATGTTTATCAACATCCCTAACGGCAACCCTGACGGCGTGAAATTAATCTCTGTTGGCGACACCGGTAGAAAAGACGAATTTGACCGCATTAAAAACATTTCCGCGCAAGACGTTTTAACCGCTCACCGTTTCCCACCCGGCTTATCCGGCATCATCCCGAGCAACACCGGTGGATTAGGTGACCCTCTGAAAATCTTAGCGGCATACCGCGAAACCGAGGCATACCCACTACAAGATTTTATTGCGGCACAAATCAACAAAGACCCAGAAATCAGCAATAAAAACAAAATCTTATTTAAAAGAGATAAGCACATAAAGGCAAAATAATATTCTCAACAAAAAAACGCTTTCTAGCGTTTTTTTCATAAAAATCACTTGCTTTTATTATTTAAAAGAATATAATAAACATATCTAGCAGGGGCTAGAAACAGGAACGCCCCGACCTGTTCAGTTCGGGGCATTGGATAGGAATTAGGATTATGCATCACATTGCTTTAATAATCCTGTTCATTTTACTAATGGCGATTAGCACAAACGCTTATTAGTAACTGAACTAAGACCCGGCGGTTGTTTGCCGCGACCGCTGGGCAATTCCTAAACACTATAAACAACATAAACACAAAAAGCAAGAGGTAAAAAGAAATGGCAAATAGCAACACCGAACACAGCAAAAAACTACGCGCGAAAACTGCTGCCGCTTACAATAAAAAAGCACTTGAAGAAGGTAAGGTTAAGGCAATTTCACTGAGACTTGATGCCGATCTTGCTACTGAATTCGATGCTGTTTTGTCCGAATTAGCAAGCACCCGACCGCAAGGCATTAAAAAACTTTGTGAAATTTATCGCAACTTAAAAAAAGATTAAGCACCTCAACACTATCTAGAAGTCTATTTCAAAAATAGACTTCTATACGTCTAGACTGCTATAATAGCAAAACAACATTTTACGCTATTGTCTACTATGCCAAAATCATTAACAGTCTTTTGCAAAGTTTGCCATCACAAATCCGCCATTACCAAAACACAAAAAGAACACCCGGAACTTAGCCGCATTTATTGCCAATGTTTAAACCCACAATGTGGCCACCGTTTTGTCCTCAACCTGCAATTTTCCCACTCCACCAAAACATCACAACTTATTGCTAATGATTTAACTTTAACCTTAATTCAACAACTGTCTGATGACGAAAAACGCAAAATTAAACAATTATTAAGCAATCAATAAAAAATTGAACATAAAACCATCAATTACACCGATTTACACCATCAATTATAAATGTTTGATTTAATTAGATTTTAAAGATAACCCGGTCGCACCATCTTACCTTTCGCAACCTTTCATATCTAATCAAAAAACCTTTATAAATCCAGTAATAACAGGGCTTTTCGGCTGTTTTACCCCTCGCAACCTTTCGTATTAAATCGGTTCTGACCAAAGATTTTAGTAACAAGGTGCTACACTTTAAAAAATCTTAATAGTTGTGATCGTAGGTAATCTCAACGCTATCAAATGAATACTCTTTTATAAATCAAATCCGTCAATTTTTACAAAACCATTTATATTATTGATTTTAATAGGAATTAAATAGATTATTGTACTTATTTTGTGCAATGTTTTCTTTTTGTGCGAATGGATTCAAAAGCAAATTGAGAAATTCTTTATTTTTAAATAAGTTAGTTTTTGTCAATTACAGATCTCTCATTTCCACAAATTTTTCTGCTTGAGTTTTTCTCGAAACACATTATATTGACGAAAATTTTTTTAAAAATACAACATATTGTGTTAGGGATCTTTATTAATGAATACATCACTTCGAGTAACTAAACGTGATGGGCGTTTAGAGCCTATCAATTTGGATAAAATCCATCGTGTAATTACTTGGGCAGCAGAAGGTTTAAATAATGTTTCTGTTTCGCAAGTAGAATTGCGTTCACATATTCAGTTTTATGAAGGCATTAAAACTTCTGATATTCACGAAACAATCATTAAATCTGCTGCGGATTTAATCAGTAAAGATACTCCAGACTATCAGTACCTTGCTGCTCGCTTGGCGATTTTCCATCTGCGTAAAAAAGCTTTTGGTCATTTTGAACCGCCTCGTCTTTATGAACAGGTAAAACGTTTAGTGCGTATGGGAAAATACGATGCGTCACTTTTGGTTGATTATTCTCGCGAAGAGTGGGATGAAATGGACACTTATCTCGATCATTGGCGTGATATGACATTCTCTTATGCAGCTGTTAAACAGCTGGAAGGGAAATATCTCGTCCAAAATCGTGTAACCGGTGAAATCTATGAATCTGCACAATTTTTATATATTTTGGTTGCAGCTTCCTTATTTGCACAATATCCAAAAGAAACTCGTTTAAATTATATTCGCCGTTTTTACGATGCGACATCCACTTTTAAAATTTCATTGCCGACACCAATTATGGCGGGTGTTCGTACCCCAACTCGTCAATTCAGCTCCTGTGTATTAATTGAATGTGATGATAGTCTAGATTCAATTAATGCAACTTCTGCCGCTATTGTGAAATATGTTTCACAACGTGCCGGTATCGGTGTAAATGCCGGTGCTATTCGAGCATTAGGTAGCCCAATTCGTAATGGCGAAGCGTTCCACACTGGTTGTATTCCATTTTATAAACACTTCCAAACAGCGGTGAAATCCTGCTCGCAAGGCGGCGTTCGTGGTGGCGCAGCAACCGTTTATTACCCGATTTGGCACTTGGAAGTTGAAAGTTTATTAGTGTTAAAAAATAACCGTGGTGTTGAAGATAACCGTGTGCGCCATATGGATTACGGTGTGCAGTTAAATAAACTGATGTATCAACGTTTAATTAAAGGCGCAGATATTACACTCTTCAGCCCATCTGATGTGCCGGGGCTTTATGCAGCGTTCTTCGCCGATCAGGAAAAATTTGAACAGCTTTATTTAAAATATGAACAGGATCCGGATATTCGTAAACGTTCGGTTAAAGCTATCGAACTGTTCTCGTTATTAATGCAGGAGCGTGCATCAACCGGTCGTATTTATATCCAAAACGTGGATCATTGTAATACTCACTCGCCGTTCGATCCGTCAGTGGCACCGGTGCGTCAATCCAATCTCTGCCTTGAAATTGCGTTACCGACCAAGCCGTTGCAACATATTCACGATGAAAACGGTGAAATTGCGCTTTGTACCCTTTCTGCATTCAATCTTGGTGCATTAAACAATTTGGATGAATTGGAAGATTTAGCTGATTTGGCAGTTCGTGCATTGGATGCTTTATTGGATTATCAAAACTATCCGGTGAAAGCAGCTGAAATTGGGGCTATGGGTCGTCGTGCGTTAGGTATCGGTGTTATTAATTATGCCTATTATTTAGCCAAAAACGGTGTGCGTTATTCGGACGGTTCTGCCAATGATTTAACTCACCGCACTTTTGAAGCGATTCAATATTACTTATTGAAGGCATCAAACCAATTAGCAAAAGAGTTCGGGCCTTGTAAATTCTTTGATGAAACAACTTATGCCAAAGGTATTTTACCAATCGATACCTACAAAAAAGATGTCGATAGTTTAACCAAAGAACCACTGCATTATGACTGGGAAAGTTTACGCAAAGAGATTCAGGAATTTGGCTTGCGTAACTCAACCTTAACCGCATTAATGCCGTCAGAAACCTCTTCACAAATCTCTAATGCAACCAATGGTATTGAACCGCCACGTGGCTTTGTCAGCATTAAAGCATCGAAAGACGGTATTTTGCGTCAAGTCGTGCCGGATTATGAAAATTTAAGTGAAAATTATGAATTGCTTTGGGATATTCCGAATAACGATGGTTACTTGCATTTAGTTGCGATTATGCAAAAATTTATCGACCAATCCATTTCGGCTAATACCAATTATGATCCGCAACGCTTTGAAGACGGCAAAGTGCCTATGAAAGTGTTGTTAAAAGATTTATTGACAGCGTATAAATATGGTGTAAAAACGCTTTATTATCAAAATACACGTGACGGTGCCGAAGACAGTCAAGAAGATCTTGATGATGGTTGCGCCGGCGGTGCTTGTAAGATTTAATTCTAATAAAAAGGTCAGTGCTTCTGACCTTTTTATTGTCGGTATCTAATTCGAGGAAATAAAAATGGCTTATACCACTTTTTCACAACATAAAAACGATCAACTTAAAGAGCCGATGTTTTTCGGGCAAAACGTGAATGTGGCACGTTACGATCAACAAAAATATGAAACTTTTGAAAAACTTATTGAGAAACAGCTCTCTTTCTTCTGGCGTCCGGAAGAGGTGGATGTTTCTCAAGATCGTATTGACTATCAGTCTTTACCGGAACACGAAAAACATATTTTTATCAGTAATTTAAAATATCAAACACTGCTCGACTCAATTCAAGGTCGTAGCCCGAATGTAGCGTTATTGCCGTTGGTTTCCATTCCCGAATTAGAAACTTGGATAGAAACTTGGACGTTCTCAGAAACCATTCATTCTCGCTCCTATACACATATTATCCGCAATATTGTGAATGATCCTTCGATTGTATTTGATGATATTGTCACCAATCAAGAAATTATCAAACGAGCAAGAGATATTTCGGCTTATTACGATGATTTAATTCGCGATTCGCAACTCTACTCACTTTATGGCGAAGGCACTTACACCGTTGACGGTAAAGAATATCAAGTAACATTGCGCAATTTAAAACGCCAGCTCTATCTCTGCTTGATGAGTGTTAACGCATTGGAAGCGATCCGTTTTTACGTCTCTTTTGCCTGCTCTTTTGCTTTTGCAGAACGTAAATTAATGGAAGGCAATGCGAAAATCATCAAATTTATTGCGCGTGATGAAGCACTTCACCTTACCGGAACACAGCATATTCTAAATATTATGGCAGCAGGTCAAGATGATCCGGAAATGGCAGAAATCGCCGAAGAGTGCCAACAAGAAGCTTATGATCTCTTTGTTGCTGCTGCCGAACAGGAAAAAGAGTGGGCAAACTATCTGTTTAAAGACGGTTCGATGATCGGTTTGAATAAAGATATTTTGTGCCAATATGTAGAATATATCACCAATATTCGTATGCAGGCGGTCGGCTTACCACTGCCGTTCACCACGCGTTCCAACCCAATTCCTTGGATTAATGCTTGGTTGGTGTCAGACAATGTACAGGTTGCACCACAAGAAGTGGAGGTCAGCTCCTATTTGGTGGGTCAAATTGACTCTAAAGTTGATGTTGATGACTTTGAGGATTTTAAACTTTAA